GCAACCGGCTGTATGTGGATTACGAGGCGTACCGAATCGGGTGCGAGATCGTAAATCTCCCCGACCTGTTCCTCGCGATCCCCGAGGCTGAGAAGTGGCCGGCGACGGCTGATAGCTCGCGGCCGGAAACGATCAGCTACATGCAGTCGCACGGATTCACGAAGATGAGCGCGAGCGTAAAGGGCGCCGGCTCAGTTGCCGAGGGAATCCAGTTCCTCCAGTCGTTTGACATTGTGGTCCATCCACGGTGCAAGCACCTGATTGATGAGCTGACGATGTATCGCTACAAGACTGACCCGCTGACCAATCAAGTCCTGCCGGCGCTGGAGGACAAAAACAACCATTGCATTGATGCGCTTCGCTATGCATGCGAGGCGGTCAGGAGAGTTTCCAAGAGTGAAAGCGAATGGACGAAGCCGCTAAAGATAAACACGAAGTTCGTCGTGTAGGCCGCCCGAGGAAGGTTGCGACGGTGGAGGAGTTTCTTCGGCCCGTTACCGAGTCCGTGACGCTCGCCCCCGACATTGAGAAGGCGCAGGAATACGCGAATCGCGTATGGGCCGGGCAGTCCATCAGCGAACATCCGCCGTGGCGTCTGCAGCGCGTCAGGGACGCCCTGGCGGGGCAGAATCTGCCGACTGAAGGGGTGATTGTGGGGGGCCATAAGCTGTGAGGGAGCGCGAGCTTGTAGCGATCATTCGCGGGTATCGTGCGGATGCGTTGGGCGCGGACGATGGCGCCCTTGCGTCCGAGCGGGCGGCGGCGATGGATCACTACCACGGCAGGCCCTACGGGAATGAGCAGGAGGGCCGCAGTGCCGTTGTTAGCCGCGATCTGTCCGAAACTGTGGATTGGGCGATCCCGGCGATCATGCGTGTGTTTACGCAGAGCGGTAACGTCGCCGAGTTTGACCCTGTTGGCCCGGAGGATGAGGAGCTAGCGCAGCAGGAATCCGACGCCATTAACAAAGTTGTTATGCAGGAGAACAATGGATTTCTCCTGTTTCACGATGTATTCAAGGATGCGCTGATTCTCAAGAACGGTTACGCAAAGCACTACTGGGACGTAACCGAGAAGGTGACGGAGGAGGAGTATTCCGGGCTGACTATGGAGGCCCTTGCCGGCCTGCTCGGTGATCTGGAGGGGTCCGGGGCAGAGGTCATCATCAAGGGGCAGGAATCGCGTCAGGAGTTCATGCAGTCGCCGCAAGGTCCGGTGCCGTATGAGTGTTTCGACGTAAAGCTACAGATCAAGCGCAAGACGGGGCGTGTGCGGGTTGAGGCGGTGCCGTGCGAGGAGGTCAGGGTTAGCAAGCGGTGCCGTGGTGCTCTGTCGGATGCTGATTTCGTGGAGCACGTTACCCGTAAAACTCGGTCGGCCCTGATTGAAATGGGCATGGATCGGGGGTTTGTCGAAACGCTCCCGGCGCATACCTACGACGAGAAATCGGAAGAGCGTCTTGCGCGGGATTCTGTTACTGACGAGTCCGACGACATGGATACGGCCATCGTTGACAAGGCGATGGAGGAAATTGAGTTTTGCGAGGCGTATCTGCGCGTTGATTGGGACGGCGATGGAGTAGCAGAGCTGCGGAAGGTTGTGACGGTTGCCGACAGGGTTCCTCCGGGCGCGGAGTGGAACGAGGCGATTGAGGAGATGCCCATTACTGGCGGTGTCATCAAGCGCATTCCGCATCGGCACGTTGGCGAGTCACTTGACGACGAACTACAGGATTTGCAGGAAATCAAGACGGCGCTTAGTAGATCGCTCCTCGACAACATCTACTTCACTAACAACGTGCAATGGGCGGTTAACGAGCGCGTCAACCTTGCCGATTTCATGTCGAGCATTCCTGGCGGGATCAAGCGCATTCGTGGGATGGACCCTATTGCTGGCAGTTACGAGCCGATCCAGACGACTCCGATTCTTGGGCAAATCCTCCCGGCGATTGATTACTTCGACGGGGTGGCGCGGAACAGGACGGGGGTCAATGAATCCTCGACGGGCATGGACGCGGACACGCTCAAGCAATCGACAAAGGGCGCGTTCCTCGAAAATATGAACCGCGCGAGCCAGAAGATTGAAATGATTACGCGACTTCTGGCTGAGACTTTCGTCAAGCCGATGCTGCTTGCGGTGCATGGCCTGATGATCCGTCACCAGGACAAGCCGAAGATGATGCGGCTTCGGGGCAAGTATGTGCAGATCAATCCGCAGGAATGGCGCGAGCGGACTGATATGACGCTCAAGGTTGGCTTGGGGACGGGTAACGAAGAAGAAAAGCGCGAGAAGTTGATGATTATTGCCCAAGCGCAGCAGCAGCTTGCACAGCTTGGGCTGGTCGGGCCGCAGCAGGGTTATAACCTGTTTGTCGATATAGCAAAGACTCTCGGCGCTGACATGCCGGAGAAGTATGCGATCAATCCTGACCCGCAGAATCCAGAATGGCAACAGAAGCAGCAGCAGGGGCCGCAAAAAGACCCGCTTGTGCAGGCCGAGGAAGTGAAGGCGCAGGCTACGCTCCAGAAGGCGCAGATGGATCAGCAGGGCGAGGCGCAGAAGATGCAGATGCAGGCCGAGATAGAGCGGCAAAAACTCGCCATGACGCAGGAATTGAAGGAGCGAGAGCTACAGATGCGGGCCGAGTTTGATAGGTGGAAGGCGCAGCTTGAGATTGAGGCCAAGATCAAGATGAAGGAAATGGAATTGGCGATGCGCCAGCCGGTGATGGTTTCGCCGATGGGTGCCGCGTGAGTCCTGAACAAAGGCGATGGAAGGCCGAGGATGCTAAGGCTCTGTTGGACAACCCTATCTTCAAGAGCGCATTCAAGGCAGCCGGCGATTACGTCGAGGCCAAAGCTTTGTCTTGTGATCCCGATAACAAGGACGCGGCCCAAAGGGTCATCCTCACAAAGCAACTCCTTGCGGCAGTCGAGCGCGAGATCAGGCGGCACATTGATGATGGGGCCGTGGCTGAGTTCCAGATTGCAGAGTTGGAAAAGCGGAAGTTGCTGAACATCTTCCGCAGATAGTTAGCAGTCTCCCCGCAAGACACTAGACCGCCTCAGGGCGGTTTTTTTATGCCTGTTCGCGGGGGAATGGGCGTGAAAAGGTAGACAAATGTCGGATATGCAACCCACCCCCGCCGGGGGCGCGAGCGTAACCGAGCAGCTAGAAGCGTTTCTCGCTGCCGGCGAAAGCAATGAAACGAAACCGGAAGCGAAATCGGGCCAAGAGGCTGCGCCCGAAGAAGCACCCGAAACACAGGAAGTCGAAAGTCCTGAAGGCGATGGGCCTGAAGAAGATGAGGGGCCGCAGTTCAACCTTGCTGACGTTGCGAAGGTTCTTGGCGTAGAGGAATCCGTCCTTGATGTAGACGAGGACGGAACGCTCAAGGTCAAGACCAAAGTTGACGGAAAGGAAGGCGCTGCCAAGTTCCTTGATCTGGTCAAGTCCTACCAATTGCAGGGTCATGTAGACGCGCGAGTTAGGCAAGCCGCCGAGCAGGAAAAGGCGATTGCTGAACGGGTGCAGGCGATTGAGCAATTTGCACAGCAGGGCATGAATCGGCTGGATACGTTGTCGCAAGCCGCGCAACAGATGCTTATGTCAGAGTTCCAGGCTGTCGATTGGGACCGTCTCGTTAGGGATGATCCGATTGGCTACACCGAGAAGCGGCATCAGTTTGAGGCGCGGAAAGCGCAGCTTGATGGATATCTCCAGCAAGTCGAGGCGCAGCGGCACCAATTCCAACAAGCCTACCAATGGAAGCAGGCGCAGACGACGCAGGCCGAGTATCAGCGGCTGAATTCGCTCATTCCTGAATGGAGTGATGCGAAGGTCCGCGATGCGGAGCGGGTCGAGCTTGCCCAATGGCTCTCTGCGAATGGGGTGGCCGAATCGACGCTTAACAACCTGTGGGATGCGGGCCTTGTGGCCGCGCTCCGCAAGGGGATGTTGGCCGAGAAGAAGGCACCGAAGGTCGAGGCTGTCGAAAAGAAGGTAAGGGCCGCTCCGAAGCTTGTTAAGCCGGGGCAATCGTCCACTTCTGGCGATAAGGGTGCCGCGACCGTGCGAATGCTCAAGCAAAAAATCCGCGATTCCGGCGGCAAGTCGGGCATTGCTGAATACCTGATTGCTACTGGGAAGGTCTAGGACTCTCTAATTGAAAGGATAGCCAAATGGCTACTGTTTCCAATGCTGTCGTTACCTACAGCTATACGGGTAACCGCGAGGATCTGAGCGACATCATCAGCAACGTTGACCCGACCGCGACCCCGTTCCTTACGGCGCTTGAGACGGTCAAGGCGACTTCGACCAAGCACGAATGTCTGACTCGCGGCCTTACCGCTGCGTCGGCTACCAACTTCGTGATTGAAGGCGAAGACGCGACGACCGATGCCGGCAACTCCAACACTCGCCTGTTCAACTACACGGCGATTTCGGACAAGGTTGCCATTGTGACCGGCACCCAAGAGGCCGTTTCTTCCGCTGGCGTCCGCAGCAATATGGCGCTGGAAATGGAAGACAAGATGAAGGAACTCAAGCGGGACGTTGAGAAGATTTATCTTGAGAACAACGCCTATGTGGTCGGCACGACTTCCGTTGCCCGCGAATCGGCCGGATTCTGCACCTACGTAAAGACCAACATCAGCAAGGCTTCTGACGGCACGGCCGCGGCTGGCACGGGTGCTGATGCCTACACGGACGGCACGGCGCGGCCCCTTCAGGAGTCGTTTGTAGAGGCGGCGCTTGCTACGGGCTGGTCTAATGGTGCGAACCCGACGAAGGGCTATCTCAACGCCTTCCAGAAGCGCAAGTTTGCGACCTTCTCCGGCTCGTCCACCAAGATGAGCGACGGCGACAAGAAGAAGGTGGTCAATTCGGTTGATGTTTACATCGACCCGCTTGGCACCGAGATCAGCCTTGTTCCGTCGCGCCAGATGCCGACCGACATGATCTACTTTGTGGATCACGACTATGTGAAGTCCGCTGTTCTTCGCAACTTCAAGGTTGCCGACCTTGCGAAAAACGGTGACTACATCCGCAAGCAGATCATCTTCGAGGGCTGTCTCGAGGTCTCCAACGAGAAGGCCCACTGCGGCGTCTACGACCTCACGACCTCCTGATAAGGGATGCTGACTAACGGGGCGGCTTCGGCTGCCCCATTTCTTTTCGGAGGATCAAATGCCTTACAAGATCGAGCAAGCCATCGATGGGACGATTAAGTTCCACGATGGGACTATCACCGTTGGCACGGTAGCCGCGCCTACTAGCGGGACTGTTTCGGTGGTGGAGTCGCAATTCGGCCCCTTCATCGTTTCGACGTTCACGCTTAAGTCTGCGCGTATTCCGGTGACTGACGGGGCGGCTTCCGGTTCGCATGGAACCCTTAAGCTCTACGATGCCCCGGCCGGCGCGATTTCCTTCCTCGGGTGCCGACAGGATTACACGGCATTTGCGGAAGGTGCTGCGCTGACTGGCGCTGCCGGCGATGCCGTCTTTGAGATTGGCGTTGGCACGACTGCGATTTCTGCGGCGGCTAATGGCACCCTCGGCAACGGCGTGAACGAAAACATCGGCCAAGCGGTTGCCGTGACGCTTTCGAGCGGCACGGGGACCGGGACGGCTGTTGATGGAGCGAAAACCACGGCGCTTAACGGCACGGCTACTGCGGTTGATTTCAACCTCAATTGGTCTGGGTCGGCGGCGACGATTGATGCCAACAGCACCATTGATGTGACCGGCACGATTACGGTTGTGTGGGTCCACATGGGCGACGATTAACCGTTTCACTGCCTTACAAGGGGGCTTCGGCCCCCTTTTTTTATGGCCATTCTGAAAAAAGAGACAACGGTTGACGAGTTGGGTGGGCTAGTCGTTAACCGGACTACCTATGACAACTCCGATGTTCTACGCCTGAATGCCGAGCAGCGGGCGTCGAAGATCGACGGGGCGCAGTTCAAGGGGAACATGGCTCATGTTGCTCGGATTGATATGGGCGATGTGACGAGGCTTTATGGGCTTGGATACAACCTGTTGAGTGGCGACCCGGAAGAAGTTAGAAGGGCGCTGCTCTACATCCAGCAGAACGAGCCTCACCTGATGACGGTGAACAAGAAGGCGTTTGCGAAGAAGCGTAGCCGATGGGTTTGAAAATTGCGCTGGTAGGGCTTCATCCGACTACCCATGCTCTTGCGCCGTGGGACAACCCCGAGTGGGAGAAGTGGGGGCTGCCGTGGGATGGGTATTGGGCGCAACTGGACCGCTGCTTTGAAATGCACGATTTGCGGCTCTTGATGGGGCCGCATAGCCGCAGAAGGCCGGGCTACTTCGATCAGTTGAAGCAATGCTCCGGCCTCTACATGCAAGAGGCTAACGACCGCGTTCCAAACGCAAAGGCGTATCCGTTTGATGCGGTGGCGAAGACGGTAGGCGCGTATTACTTCCAGTCGTCCATGAGCTACGCGATGGCGTTGGCGATTCACGAGGGCGCGGAGGAAATTGGAGTGTTCGGGTGCGACATGGATAC